GAATGAGGCTTATGAGAAGTTTGCATCTGACGATTACCTCAAACTCATGGAAGAAAAAGGACTTAATAATCATCCTGCGGTAGTGAAAGTCTTTTATGAAATCGGAAAACTAATGAAAAACGATGATATACACGCAGGAGGAAACCCGCCAAAAGGAGAAGTACCTTTAGCGGATTTAATGTACGGTAATAAAAAGGAGACTAACTAATGATAGCAGTAGGAACAACCTATTTGAATATTGCTGACGGGCTGAAACAGCAAGAGGACAACGGTAAAAAAACAGCGGGGATAATCGAGTTATTGGCAAGAAACAATGATATGTTGCTAGATGCAACTGTCGTTGAATGTAACGACGGTACATCGCACAAATCAACCATAAGAACAGGCTTACCGTCTGCAACATGGACGCAATTATACGGTTATACCCAACCAAGCAAGGCGACAACAGCGCAAGTAAGAGACAACACAGGAATGTTGAAATCCATTTCCGTTGTTGACCCTGACCTTGTAAAACTTCAACCAAATCCTAACCAATTCAGACTGAATGAAGCAATGGCACATCTTGAAGCAATGAACCAAGAAATGCAAGACACAGTCATTTATGGTTCGGTAGCAGCAGACCCCGCTAAATGGGACGGTTTAGCTCTAAGATATAACGGAATTGCAACATCAACAACAAATATTAACTCAAATGTTATTGATGCAGGCGGTTCAGGCGATGACAATACCTCAATCTGGTTTATTACTTGGGGCGAATTGCATACATCTTTAATCTATCCAAAAGGTATGGCTGGCGGATTAGAACACATTGACGATGGTTTACAGTTTGAAACAGATGCAACTGGCGGTAAAAGAGCAGTTTTACAAGACCGATATAACTGGAATTTAGGCTTGACTGTCAGAGATTGGCGTTCTACTTGCAGAGTTGCAAATCTTGACCTTAGTTTGATGCAAGCAGGAAGCGTAGAAATTGAAGATTTCATGCTTGATGCTTATTATCAGATTGAACAGTATGCAAAGACAGGCAAAACAATCATATATGCAAATAAACAAACAAGTTTAGCTTTGCATAAGAGAGCCAAAGACAAAACAAACGTCCATCTTGACATAGCTGATTTTGCAGGCAAGCAAATAACAACCTTTATGGGTCTTCCTATAAGACGTTGTGATGCAATCCTCAACAGTGAAAGCCATATTACCTAAGAATAAACCTGTAATTTACATTTAATAATATAAAGGAAAAAATTATGATATTAGACAATCAAGCCTTGTTTTCTGATGAACAGGCAATAACAGACGCATCAGCAGCATCTATAAATTACATTGACCTTCGCAACAGAGAAATTGCTTTTGGTACTCCTGTACCGTTGTTTATTCAAGTTGTAGAAGCATTTGTAGGGTGTACATCAGTAGCTTTCAGTGTCCAGACTGACAACGAAACAACTTTTTCGGCTCCTGTAACTTTAGCGTCCACTGATGCTATTGCGTGCGCTGATTTAGTTGCAGGATATTCACCGCCTTTGAAATTTATCCCTGCGGGAAATCTTGACTATATCAGACTGTATTACACAATTGTAGGAACAGCTTCAAAAGGTAAAATCACAGCAGGTATAGCGTTTGGTGGTTCTCATGAAGGGCATCACAATATACCTGAAGCTATTGTAGGTAGTTAATTAAGTGATTAGAGAGGGGGTTCGCCTCCTCTCTATCAATATAAGGATTTTTTTATGAAATGCAGAGTGACAAAAGAAAAGTTTGACGGAAAACGCAGATATAATAAAGGGCAAATAGTTGAATGGGTTGGGGAACTTCCCAACTGGCTAGAGCCTTTAAGAAATCAACTTGAAATCGAAAAAGAAGAAGCCAAATATCTTGAAGGGTTTTTAGTTGAAAGTTTAACAACAAAACAAATTGCATCAATAGCAAAACAAAAGTTTGGTTGTGAGATTAAATCAGACGAGCCAAAAGATATGGTTTTAAAGGCTTATCGTAATGCTGAAAGTATGTTCGGGAAACCCAAAAATGAAGAACCGAAAAAAGTTTCTCTTACTGATTTTCAAATAGCAGTAAAAGAGCAATTAGACAAAGGGCTTAACGTAACCGAAATAGCAGAAAAACTAGAAAAAAGACCTAATATAGTTGCTATGGCAGTAAAAACAATTAAGGAAAAGGAAGCTGAATGAGTTTCTCGAAAACAAATCTTTATAATATAACTTTAAAAAATCTTGGTATAGGTGTTACAGTCCAGTCAACAACTGAAAGCAACATCTATAATTCTACTTTAAATACTTATTATGAAGTAGCCAAAGAGCAAGCGTTAAAGGATTTTGACTGGAATTTTGCAAGAACTTATAGGGAATTAACTTTAACTGTAAATGATTGCGAAAATCCTCGTTATCAATATGAGTACGATTATCCTAACGACTGTTTGGAGGCTCGCGAACTCGTAGATGTAAGTCCAGATGTCAGAACAGCTTTTGAACCTGCATCAAGTTCTATAACAAAATCCTTAGTAATAAATACAAACGTCAATCCTGCTAAGTTGCGATATACAAGGCGTATAGATAATGAAAGCGAATTTACAGCAGAGTTTCTAATGGCTTTTTCTTGGTATCTTGCTTTTCTTGCCGCTCCTTCAATTGCCAGTGATGCCGAAAATAAACGGGCTACTGCTTTTAAGATTTACAGCGGTATGGTTGCAAAAGCTCAAGTATCTAATGCAAATGAAGGTTTTGATGATTACGAAAAAGAAGCTGATTGGGTTGAAGGTTCATGACATTTAAAGTAACTCAAAACTCTTTTGCAGGTGGTGAGGTTTGCCCTGAATTATATTCACGTCAGGATTTTTCAAAACTCCCTATTTCTGCAAAAACAATCAAAAACGGTTTTGTAAAAGATAAAGGATGCGTTCTAAATAGGGCTGGGCTTGAATTTGTTTGCGAAACTAAAAACTCAGGCGTAGCAAGATTAATTCCTTTCTCGTTTAATACAGAACAGACTTATATTATTGAAGCAGGAGACGAATATTTCAGGTTTATAATGGACGGCGGGCAGATTGTCACTGACAGCAATACGCTTGACGCTGTTGAAATTGCTACACCTTACCAATTAGTTGACTTATTCATGTTGAAATACGCACAAACAGCAGACATATTAAGAATAACAAACGCTGAATATCCTGTTTATGAGCTTTCAAGATTAAGTCATTACGATTGGGATTTAGACGCTGTTTCTTTTTCGGCAGATATTACACCACCAACAGATTTAGCGGGAGAATGGAGCAAAGGCGCTCGTAAGGCTGATAACTTTTATTATGATTATTTAATAACTTCCATAGCTGAGGATACTTACGAAGAGAGTATAAGGTCTGATGTAGCCAGTATAAAAGGCGATTATATGGAAAATTGGGAAGTAGACGAATATATCGACCTCACATGGACTGAAGTATCAGGCGCAACCGAATACAAGATTTACAAAAATTCTAATGGTATTTATGGATATATCGGAACTGCAATTGGCGGAACATTCAGAGATGATAAAATCGAGCCTGATTTAACAAAAACCGCTCCAATTTATAAAAATCCGTTTAGTGGTGCGGGCAAATATCCTGCTTGCTGTAATTTCCATCAGCAAAGATTTATAACTGCTAATTCAAACGATGAGCCTCAAAGTTCGTGGTCTACTCAAACAGGAACTTATAAAAATTTCAATATTTCAAGACCTTTAAACGCTAGTGATGCAGTTTCTTTTACAATTGCAGAGCGTGAAGTAAACGAAATTAGACATATTGTTTCACTTAATGATTTAATATTCTTAACATCAGGTGGTGAATGGAAAATAAGCGGTACTGACGGGGCTTTTTCGGCAACTGCTTCACTCGCTGCAAAACCTCAAAGTTTTTACGGCTGTAACAATGTTGCTCCAATCGTGTCAGGGAATATGATTTTATTCATTCAAGACGGCGGTTCAATCGTTAGAGATTTAGGCTATACCTATTTAAGTGATAGTTACGACGGAAAAGAACTTACTATATTTGCTTCTCATCTTTTTGAAAATAAACAAATAGTCGACTGGGCTTATTCAAAAGAACCTAATAGAATAATTTGGGCTGTTATGTCTGACGGAACTTTAAGCTCATTAACATACAATCCTCAACAGGAAGTA